GCTGACGTTGATGCCGAGGCGTTGAGTTACTTCCGAGAGTATCGCTTTCGCAAGGCGTTCGGCGGTTCGCACGAGGACTACCTAAACCAGCCCCGGGAAATTACCGAGTGGCTGATGGCTATTGACAACATGGTTGGAGAACTCCGTGGCTGACATTGTGGTTGAGGGCATCCCCGAGTTCGACAAGATGCTTGCCACCTTTGTCGTGGACTCCGACCTCGCTGCTCGAAACATCGTCACCAAAGGCGCACTCATTATCGAGCGCAACGCCAAGTTGGAGTTCCGAGGCCGGCCCCTTGGATCACAACGCACCTCTAAAAAGACCGGGCGTGTCTACTACGCAGGCGCACCCAAGTTCCCTGCCGCACCACCCCAGCCGACCAACCGCACCGGCAACCTGCAAGCCTCTATTCGGATGCAGAAGGTCACGGGCTTAGGCGCTGGGCGCTGGCAGTCCGACACCGGGCCAAGCGTAAAGTACGGCCCCTATGTCAACTTTGGCACCTCACGGGCTAGGGCGTTCCCCTTCATGACAAACGGGTTCAAGAACAGCCTGAAAGAAATCCAAGAACTCGCAGAAACGGAGTGGGCTGCGGCCCAAGAATAAATGGCACTCATCCCACCCGTCATCGCCACGCTCATCGCTGACACCAAAGAATACATGGCAAAGATGGACGAAGCGCAGGCCAAGATGGCCGAGTTCGGTGGGGAGTCCTCCAAGGCTTCTGCCCTGTTCTCGTCCTCGACCGCCAGCATCGTCGCTGGTGCGGCTGGTGTCGGTGTCGCCATTGGCGCTTACGCCGTAGACGCTGCGATGAAGTTCAACGATCAGATGGACAGCCTTCGCAACCAAGCCGGGCTGACCGAGGCGCAAACCAAGAAACTAAGCAACGCAATTCTCGACACCTCGGCGCAATACGGTGTCGCCACCTCTGACCTAGCAAGCTCGGCGCTTACTCTTTCGCAGGCTGGCATTAAGACCACCCAAGCGATTAAGGACATGAACGACGCAGCCAAAGCGTCTATCAGCACCAACACAACAGCAGCCGACGCAACGAAGGCGCTGGTGGCTGCCCAAACGTTGCAAATTAGTAAGGGGATGACCCTTGACACCTTGACCGGCAAGTTGGTCGCCGGTTCTCACGAGTTTGTCGGGGGCCTTAACGCCGAGGAGCAAATGCTCTCGGGCCGTGTCGGGGTCGCTCTTGCCAAATACGGCATCCAACTAAGTCAAACCATTGCTCTCGGCTCGGAGTTCGCCAAGATTGGGTTGCCGGGCCGTGCTATTTCTTCCTTTGTTGCGACGCTGGGAACACTTGAGAAACCGCTGACGGACTCAAAGGGCAAACTGACCACCTATGCAGACACCTTGCAAAAGGCCGGGTTTTCTCTGAACAAGTTGGTCTCGGACGCTCGCACCGGCAACGTTGTGGACATTCTGACGCAAATCAAGGACGTGGCGGCTGCCACCCACCAGCCCGTTAGTCAGTTGGCTACAGACTTGGCTGGCACCGGATCTGGTTCCTCGGCGTGGGCGCAACTTCTCAAGCAGTACCCCGACCTCATTGCCAAAGTCAGTTCGGTTTCGTCTGCTGGGGTTCAATCGCTTAACAAGGCAACACAAACGGCGATGACGCAACCCGACCGACTTATCAAAATCTTTGAGCAGTCGCTTAACAAGGCGATGGTCAACCTTGGCACCGTTGCTTTGCCGTGGGTCATCACCGGAGTCAAGTTCGCAACCGGAGTTCTCGACACCCTGACCGGGCTTATCAGTGGTAATTACCACGGGCGCACCGCCACAACTGGTGGTCGTGGTCAGGCCGTCAAGGACGTTCTGGGTGGCATTTGGAACGCCTTTGACCAAGAGGCAACGTCATTTGCTAAAGCGACGGTCGCCTCCTTGACATTTAATCAGACGGCGCTTAATAACGCATTATGGAACAAGACCTCAATGCCGTTTATGTACCACGCATCAAAAAATGCTGGAACCTCTAAGACGCTGACGGTGAACAACACGCACCACTTCAAGTAAGGGTAGAAATGGCATCCTACGACCAGCCGCTAGACGGCAACATCGTAATCAACAACGACATTGACATTGACCTCACGGCGCTGGCTGACGCTTTGGTCGCCAACCCTGACTTCATCAACAAGTTACGAGCAGCCTTGCTCAAAGACGCTCGCAAACTAGGCAACTCTCTGGGCCAGTACGCCCAAGCCACCAACCCAACCGCCGCTAACCCCGTGCGGAGGATCCAATAGTGGCTATCACCTTTGTCCAATCTGGCGACTCCGGCGCAAGCGCATTTCCCTCCGGCACCCACACGGCGACGGTTCTGTCATCGAACACCACGGTCGGCAACACCGTTGCGCTTTACTTCTGGTCGCCCGGCGCTGGCAACATCACGTCCGTCACCAGTTCCATTGGCACCTTCGTCAAGGTCGGCGCAAACTCCAACCCTGCTCCCCAAGACGGCGAGTGGTGGGTTTGCCTAAAAGCCACGGGCGCAGCCAAGACCATCACGGTTACGGCTTCTACCTACACATGGGCGGCGCAGGCAACCGAGTGGTCAAACGTCAACAGCACGACCTTCTCGGGCGGCACGAGTGGCTCCGGCACAACGGCCTCCTACACCGACACCCCGGCAATCGTTGGCGACGTTCTGCTGGTCGGCACGAACAACCAAGCCATCACCGCCAACCCCTCGTCGCCTTGGACTACCTACAACGCTGGCTGGTTCACCACCGCCAACGGTGAGTCGGTAGCGTGGCAGACCACCACCGGCTCCTCGGCAATCACGGCAACATGGGGCGTGACCTCGGGCGCATGGAACGCCACCGGCCTTTGGCTGTCGCAGGCGCTTCCTCCCGTGACGCAACTGCCCTCCCTCCCGGTCATCAGCGTTGGCGTGGCCTTTAGCCCGACGAACATCCAAGCCGCACCCTCGTCGCAGACCTTCACGGATGTCACGCAGTACGTCCGAGACTTCACGACCAAAATGGGAACCCAGCATATGCTTGACCGCATTGAGGCTGGCACCATTCAGTTCACCCTCGACAACCGTTCGGGCTACTTCTCCCAGACCGGCACCGTCTTGAACACCCGTCTGCCTGTCATCGTGACGGCGACGTGGAGTGGCACGACTTACCCAATCTTCTACGGACTTACCGAGTCCGTCACCGAACGGATCACCGACGCTCTGAACGTTGACCTAGACGTGACGGCAACCGACCTGATGAAGATGCTTTCCCTGCGCTACCTGCAGGTGCCGAACTTCTGGGCGACCTACGCCAACGTCAGTTCGACAGCCGCTTGGTATCGCCTCGGCATCACCAAGGTTGCCACCGTCACCGGAGCGTCCAACCCGGGAACCGGCACAGTAACCTACCAAGCCGTCAATAACTTCAACGTGGGCGACATCGTAACGGTGACTGGTTTGTCCATTCCTGCTGGCACGACCTACCCCAGCCTCAACGTGGTCAACGGCACGGTCAGCGTCGTCGGCCCCAAGAACTCCGCAGGCTATGCCCAGTATTTTGAGATTGGCGGCTTCACGTCCGTCACGGCGTACTCGGCAGGTTCCGGCACGGCAGTCCTCAATGACCTGTACGACAGCAAGAACAACGTCAACTACACGAACAACCTGACTGGCTCAATCGCCTTCCCCAACTATGGTGCGCTCATCTACGACATGAACACCTGCATTGACCTGACGGACGGCACGAACACAGCCTCGGGTGCAGTCACTATCCCAATGGGCAGCCTCTCCTACGGGAGCGCATCCACCAACGGCCTAGATTTCTGGGTACTTGGTCAGGGGATGCAAGGCAGCCAAATCGTCAGCATCGGGGCAAGCGTTGGTGGCAATGCCATTACGTTCTTTTTGACCGTTAACTCCGAGGGCCAACTCAACGCTGGTTACACGCCCTACGGTGGGTCTTTCACCCCGGTAGTGCCGTCCAACCCCCACACGGTTGCAGACGGCTTCTGGCACCATGTCGGCTTAGTCCTCGTTGGTACGACGATGTATTACTACTGCGACGGCGACTTCCAAGTTCTCTACTTCGGCGTAGATGCCGCCTCGGTCTTTGACGGTGGCAACATCGGCAACGGACTGGCTGGAGAATACGAACTCGCCGCCTACATTGACGAGGCCGTGGCGCTCAACTCAAGTGCCAACCAGACCGACGTTCTCAACCGCTACAAGGCTGGGTCGCTTTTGCAAATCGGTGGTCTTTCAACCGCCGACATGATTGCCGAAGTGCTTTGCCTTGCAGGGTTCGGCTACGTCGCAAGCGGCGCAGTGGTCGTCCCCAACTATTACGTCTCGCCCCAACTCGGCACGGTCAACGCTTGGTCGCCCG